TAGCCTTGGGGGTTGGCCGCGATAAATAGCTGCGTGCCGTTGTCGGCCATGCTAACCGGGCCGGTGCCAACGACGATGCCTTTGGCCACCGCGTTCCAGTTATTATCCACCTGAAACAATGTTTGGCCCGACACGACATAGCCGTAATCGCCGAAAGTCCACATCCCACGGATCGGGCCGGCGCCAAGCGTAGCCAGCCGCGTCAGGCCGGGCGCACGCTGAAGGAAGGCAGGCTCCTTGCCGCCCTCGGGCACAATTTCGGGGAAAAGGTTAACGCACCTGTTATCCGCCGCATTGACGGACCGAGTGACGTAGGCGCTGCCTAGAATGGGGGTTTTCACTATTGACCTCCAACGTATACGGGTTTAATGTCTACGGTATGGAGATTTGGAAACCAGTTTGCGGCTACGAGGGCCTTTACGAAATCAGCAATCTTGCGCGTGTACGGCGTGTGGCGCGGGGAAAGCTGTTCACCGCCGAGCAAATTGACGCCGCCAAAGCCATGTTTGCGGATGGCGCCGCGTTGGGCGCAGTTGCTGCTTTTCTCAAAACCAGCATTACCACCGCGTTCAACATCAAACATGGTAAGACGTGGGCTGGTGACAGCAACGCTAGGCCAGTCAAGACGCATCTCATAAACGGTTACGCTATCTTTTCGCCGTGCAAAGATGGCAAGTACAGGAAAGTTGGCGTACATCGTGCTATGTGGGAGGCTTTTGTAGGCCCAATTCCTGACAGAATGGAGATAAACCACAAGAACCTTGACCGCAGCGATAACCGAATTGAAAATCTTGAGTTGGTTACGCATCAAGAAAATATCCAGCACGCTATAGACGCTTACAAGTCGCAAGGACTTTTGCGGGTGGTCAAAGGAACCAAAGGATTTATCGGCGGTAAGCATAGTAAATATACTTAGTAATTCCCACTATACACGTTAAATCTCTGCCTAGTCGCCACAATGCTGTACGGCATCGACATGATGTCGTTCGGGTTGTTGATGCGCTTGAGGTTACGCTTGCTGGCCATCGCAATGCGGCGCACTTGAGATGACGGCTCCGTGCCGAACTCCGGAGCCATTTCGCAGGCCAGATTGTAACGGAACGCCCGCAGATAGCCCGGCGGGAAATGAAGCTGGGTGGCCAACGTCGCCGGCCGGGTCAGTTCTTCGATCGAAACAAAATGCCATTCCAACTCCCGCGTCGGGCGCGGATAAATGAACATTTCTATGTCGGGGAAAGTTTCGTTGACGAAGATAACCTGCGGGTATGTCGAGGTCACGGTCTTAACCGCAATACCGTTGTACTGCTGCTGGTTAATGAATTTTATGCCGTAGCTGACGCCGGTGCCCGGATCGCGGAAATATGTACTGTCATCGAGCAGCACCGGGCGATTTCCGACAAAATTGCCGGAAGGCCCAAGCGTGCGGCGAAGCTGACCCGCCGGCCAAAGAAAGACTTGGTCCTGCGTTGCGAACACCGACAGACGTTCCGTGTTCCAACTGTCGATCATCTGGTTCATGGCGTTCAGCGCGTCCTGAGACGTTTCAGCCGAAGGCACTTCACCTTCGGCTAGAACGCCAAGAAGCCTGAGCGAACCATTGATGATGTCGCCGGCCGAAGTCATAGCTTAGTCTTCCTGCTTGGCGCGCGGGCGTCCGCGGCGCTTGGGGGCCGCCATTTCGTTGACCGACTCTTCGTCTTCGTCGTCCTCGTCAACGTCCGCCGCTTGCGCAGGCGTGGTGGGATCATAGCGTTCCCAGCCGTGCATTTCATCATAATTCGCTTCGTGTTCGCTAATAGCGACCTTAGCGCCGTGCACGGGGTGGATCATGTAGATGACTGACATAAAGACCTCATAAAATGGACGGCCCGAAGGCCGCCCAAATCAATTACAGCGCGTGCAAAATCACGAAGTTAAACACGACGGCTTCACTCAAGTTGCCGCCGGTGATGTTGCGCAGCGTGATCGTTGCGGCGCCTGCGGTCAGGCCCGTAACCCACAGCGTGTAGGAGCCGGGCGTGGCCGTGCCGCTGACAATCGACAAGATCACGGCGTCGCCGGCCGAAATCTTGCTGTTGTTCAGCGTAAACGTCACCGAAGTGGTGGCGTTAAGCTGCGCCGCGTTCATGGTGACGGTGCCGGCCGACTTGTTGAGTGTGACGGCGGTGGATTTGTCCGTCGCCTGCGTCACCGCCCCGCGAGCGTTGGCGGTGTAGCCCAGTTCGTCATCCACGTAGACAAAGTCGGCGCCGCTGATGTTCTGGTCGAGGTAGGCAACGCCAATTGCTTGGGTGTTTGCCATTGTCTTTCTCCTTAAAAGGTCGCCCCGGCCGAAGCCGGGGCGAACCGATTAGTTGGCGATGCGGTACAGGGTGTAGGTGCCGACGCCGGTCTTGACGGCGCGGAACCCAACAGCCTTGGCAGCTTCGCACACACCCGAGCCAACCAGCGTCCAGCCAGTGCCGGCCGTCAGGGTGGCAGCGCCCGCGCCGGTGCTCAGGACCGCAAAGTCGAAGCACGAGTTGACGCGTGCGCTATCAACACGGTCATCGACGCCGCCGACGCCGGTGACAGCCGGAAGAGCAAGGTTGTTACCGCTACCCGAAGTGTAGACGATCAACCCCTGCTCAAGATCGAGCACCGTAAGAGTGGCCGCGCCGGTGTAAGCAGTCGGAATAGCCTGCACACCGAGAAGGGCCTGATTGATGTTGCCATCGCCGACCTGATAACCGCCGGCACCGTTAGGAAGACTCATAATAATATCCTTTCAAAAGGTGTTGCTTCCGGCCGAAGCCGGAAGCGGTTTCAGGTTAGCCCCAGAGGCGGCAGGCCATCTGCGGACGGATGGTGCTGTAGCCGTACAGAACGTCGATACGGCAGGGCATACGGTCGTTGTTGATGTCGTACTGACGAACAACGCGGAGCGAGATGCCGTTGTGCACCTGACGCGACGCCATATCGACGCCCTGCGGCAGCAGGAGGTCAGCGGTGGCGAAGGTGATCGCGTCCTTGTGATACACGAGGTTCTGCGCGTACTGAGTGCCGCCAGCGCCGACGAACACGACGGCCTGACCGTTGCCCGGCAGCGACGAGACGGTGGCAAGCGCGTGGTTGGCCGAGTAAATCGGGGCCACGGTGATGTTGCCTTCGCCCGAACCACCCAGCGTGACGTTCGACAGAGCGACGAACTGGAACAGCGAACCGGTGCTTTCGCGGGTCTGCGGGTTCACGGCAAAACAGCCGTTCACGGTGAACACGTCGCCAGCCTTGACGGTCAGGTTGTTACCCGCGCCGGTGATGGCAATCGTGGTCGCGCCTTCAGCAGTGACCGCAGCCGAGGTCGAACCGGTAGCTGCGTTGCGGGTGCCCGTGGTGAACTGCTTGACCGACTGCGACATGTTGATTTCGTCGAAGCCGAGCACGCCGGTGCCCATGAGGCCGTTCTTGAACTGCTTGCTGATGGTGTCGGTCGGGTTGAAGAGGCCCTTCATGCCCTCGACCAGACCAGCGTTGGCAGCCGGGTTGACGGTCGCGTAGCGCGGCGACATCACGGCAGCGTTCTCGTTCAGCTTCTGCTGGGCAGCCAGCAGAACGGCCGAGGTCGCCGGGGTGACGCCCGGGGTGCCGACCGAGTTGCCAATCGTCTGGAACGCGTTGGCAACGTCTGCGTCGATGCTGGACGCAAGCTGCGAGATACGCGGCTTGAGAACGCGCTCGGCGAAGTCGTCAAGCTGCATCGTCAGTTCGGCGGTGGTGAAGTTCACGCCAATGTGCTTCTGCGAAGCAACGGTCAGGGTGGTGAACTGCTCGTTGTCGTCCTGCACCTGAAGGGCCGCACCGTCGGTAACGAGAGCGCGGTCAGGCAGACGGATGCGCAGGGTAGAGCCGATCTTGGCGCCTTCCACTGCAAAGCTGTCGTCGTACTGACGGTTGACGTTGCGGGTGAGCACGAGGTTGTTCTCGAGGATTTCGAGAGCCTTCCGCGTGATCATGTCGATAGTAAGAATGCTGTTGGACATGGTGGTATTCCCAAATTAGCGGTTGCGTTGTGCCTCGTACTTCTTGATCTGCCGCAGCCGTTCCGCTTCGATCCATTCCGACGTGCTCATCGACTTGGTCGAGCGAGGGTCGGTGGTGTCATACCGCGGCGCCCCATTGGAGCGAGCCGTGACAGGAGCAATCGGTGCCGGGGCGTTGGACGTTTTCTTGACCAAAGGTTCGGCAGAGAGCCTCGCTTCGATCTTTCCAATTTCCCGAGCCTGCAAGATAGGGTCAAGACGCGAAATGCGTGCGGCTTCGCTCGGAGTGCTCCCTAGGTGATACAACACGTCGGGGCCGATCTCAGACGCTTGGATTGCCCGAGCCATCGCTTCCGTCACGGGGAGGTTCGGGTTGTAGGCGACTTGCTCGAAGTCGTCGTACCTGTCCCGCGCCACCTCTTCACGGTCGTGATAGGCTTCGAGATACGCGCGCTGCTGCTGTTCCGCTTCGCGGCGAGCCAGCAATTCCTGAGCCTTACGTTCGGCCAGAGCCTCTGCGTAATCCTCATAGGTCTCAAAATGCTCCGGGGCGATGTCGGTCGGCTGTTGCCGGGCCTGCTGCTCCGCAATACGTTGAGCCTGTTCGCGTTCCCACTTGCGTTGCTCTCTTGCAAGACGCTTGCCGACAATCGCGTCAAGTTCTTCCTGAGTGAAGGTCTTGGACGCTTCCTGTTCGACAGGCTGCTCTTCCGGCGTTTCGATTTCTACGGGTTCTGGAGCCGCCGTGGTTTCCAGTTCCGGCGCGGGCACATCCGCTAGTTTAGGAGCATCATCGCTCATTTGGTTTTGACCTTTCCAGTCACCTGATGATCCGCATCAGTACGGTTATCGGCCAGACTACAACATTTGTTGCAGGCTGGCAATTCCGGTATTTTTTACGGCGCGGACGCGGAAAACGCCTGCCATAAAATAGCGCGTCTGCGTCACCCAATCCGCCAGTTTGCGCCGTCGTCGTATACGGGGACTGGGTTCGCGCCGCCGCCAGCCACAATGCTGGCAAAAGTAGTGGCTGTAGCATCTGAAACAAACGCCCGCCGCCCAGCGTCGCCGGCAGGCGGAAGGGTGGCTACGGTAGCCGGGATCGTGCGGAAGGTTTTATCCGCGGCGTCAAACTGAAACGCAATTGTTCCGCTTGAATTTTCTATGTTCAGAAAATTTGTAGACCCAAGTGTGATTATGAGATCGTTCGCCACCGCACCCGAATATATGAAAGGCGTCACGCCGAACGTGGCGGACCCAAAATCTATGCCTTGGCTTGCACCTTTTCCGAGTTTTATCGCAGACTCTGAAAAACTGCCGTTGGTCGTGTCTATAAAGCTGACTGATGTGACAGTGTTCGCACTTTCTATGCCGTAATGCGTACCTGCAACCTGAGACGTGAGAAAGCCATTCCCCCATACGCCGCCGCCGACGCCGCCCGCCTGAAACACCGGCGCTGTCGTGGTGATAGAAAAAACGTTAGCGAGAATACCTGCGGTTCCGGGGCCGACCGTAGTCCCAATCGACG